CCTGCACCGTTCCCGCCATATGTTCTGACATTGAAATTAACAGACGCTTCCGTGATAAATGTTTCGGCGGGTATCGTGAAGCTGTTGGTTGTTCCTTGTATATTAACGTTTGTTGTTTCCGTGCTGCCTGTTTGCCAAAATTGCAATAAAGACCATAACTGCGGGTCAACCACCCCGCCTGTTTCACTTGCGGGGCGCGGATTATGTTCCCATGAAATCGTTATTGGGTTGTTTCTGTTCTGTGAAGTCCCTCTGGGTGATAAATTTATAGGGGCAAGCGGAGGATTTGTCGTCACCGTAATATCCCTATGCACCGTAGAACTTGTAGACATTGCTGGCGGCGTAAATGGTATATCACTTAATGTTCCTGACCATGCAAATGCGGATATCCGAATTATCCCGATGCCTATGATTTCATTTGCGGGTATTGTAAATTCAAATGTGTTTCCGTTAATCAATGCGTTGCTGTCATTCTGCATCCAGCCAGTGAAGCCGGAGCGGAGAGGTGTTCCGCTGTGATTGAATACCCCCACAACAAGGGTTCTGTCAATCCAGCCGTTAAACACAACTGTAATACGCATTGGTATACCCGTGTTGGTTCTCCTGTTATGGGTCGCGCCGGAAGGGGGCGTATGAATTGTTGGCGACTGCTGTGCCATAGCTATACCCCCATCACCGCAACACGGCTTTGTGTTATGCTTTTGACAAGTTCAATTACATCTGCCATATCTTTAACGGATTTTGCGTCAATAACAATAGAACCTTCACTAAAATTGTAAATGTTTTGTGCTTGCGCATTCTCTCTATCTTGACCCGTAAGTAACTGTGAGTGATTTGCACTGTGAACTTTCGTGCCAACAGGAAGTTCCACAATTTCCGGCCCGCCACCGTCACCAACCCATGCTCGACCTCCGCGATGGTGCATTGTTCCGGTTGCATAGCGCGGGAGGTTGTTTACCTGTCTTTGCATTGCAAACGCGCCCTGTTGTGAACTTTGGGTTGCTTTCTTAATTTCATCACTTGCGGAACGCGCCCGACCTGCAATCGCCGCTATTGCAACAGCTACGGCAATTGCCGCCGCCGCTACTATCATTAACTTGGGTGCCATCATCATTGATGCAAAACCCAGAGATTTTCCACCGACAGCCGCCGCTTTGCTCGATGCCGCAAGCTTTAGATTTGTACTGGAAAGCAAAGTGTTTGATTTTGCAAGTGCTGTATTTTTAACAGTCAATCCCCCTGCTTTCCCTATTGCAATCATTCTTGACTGCGACAATACGCCCGCCGCTTTTGCCGCATTAAGGTCTGCGGCGGTTAAAAGTTTGCGCTTCACTGCTTCCGCCGCATATGCTTTTTGCAATGTACCGGACATTAGTAATTGCTTTGCTCTTGCCGCCGAAAGTTTCCCGCTGCCTATCGCCGCTATATTTTCTGCAACCGTTTGTGCGCCTGTAGCTTTAAGTACCAAACCTTTCACTATCAAATATGATTGCTGTACCCGCTTAAGGCCTTCGATTGTTTTAACAAGACCGCCTAATGTTAATGCAAACCCGCCCACAATGGATATTGCCGTTATGGTTTCCGGATGGATGCCAGCAACCATTTCAATAAACCCTGCCAAACGGTTTGCTACGTCGTCAAATGCGCCGCCGCCCTCTATCATTGTGTTTTTAAGGCTATTGATTGAACTTCTTAACCGCTCCCCGGAAGACTCTTGCAATATTTCAAGTTGTCCGTTTATGAATCCTGTGGAATCAGACAATGCATCTACGTGTTTCCTAAATACGTCGGCTTCCTGCATGAGTATGCCAAATCCTATACCGGCATTTGCCCGCCTAAAAAGCTTCTCGTATTCTGCACCCAGTTGCCCGCTTGAATTTGCAAGATGTATAATGCTTCCTGTGAGTCCATGGGATTGCAAAAGCTGTCTTCCCCATGCAATGCCAAGTTCGTCCGCCGCTTCTTTCGCATCATTTGACGGCTTTATCATTTCTTCAAGGACAAACCGTAGCATACGTTGTGCTTCCTGCGCAGGTATGCCGGCGGCTGTAAGGGCAGACAGCGCGGCAACGTATTCGCCCGCTTCGATGCCCGCATACCTCAATGTGGGGGAAATTCTCTCCAACGACCCGGTTATATCCCTTACGCTGATATTTCCAAGGGCTGTAGCTTTTGCAACCTTGTCTACAAATACGGTTTGTTCTTCAAGGCTCATATTGAAAAGCAATGCGGCCTGCGTCACAAGCTTTTGAGATTCTGCCATGCTTATATTGCCATGCCGCGCAAGCCCGGCGGCGTTGGATAATGCCACACCCAAAGTATTAGCACCTTGCCCTGCACTAATCATGTTTGCGGCAGCGGAAGCAATCTCTCCTGCGGAAATATTAAATCTATTTGAAACGCTTAATATTTTCGGTTCAATGTTATCTATTGACTCACCTGCGGCGGCGGCAGCCATTCTAACCCTAACCATTTCATCATCAAAATTAAGTGCCATCTTTCCGGCCGTAACGCCAACGCCCGTAAGTACCGCGCCTGTAGCAAGAAGCCCTGTTGCCACGGCATCAATATCAACACCCGCTCTTTTTGCAGATGCACTAAAATCATCAAATCCGGTGATAATTCCGCCAAGTATACCTTTTTGCCTTTCCAGTGCATTATCTGTGCTGGCTAATTGGTTCTTTAATTTCCCAAGGGATTGCTCTGCTTTATTCAATTCATTTTTCGCATTCATCGTTTCTTTTGCGTATGCACCCAAAGAATCTTTTTTATCATCGTATGTTTTTTGAAGTTCGGCAACTCTTTTACTCTGCACTTCAATTTTTTTAGTCAATACCTCTTTTTGCAGTGCTACCTCCTGCGATGCCTTTCCGTTTTTCCTTATCTCTGTGGCATTTTTTTCAAATTCGGAGTTTAAGGCTCTCATTGCGGATTTTACATTTTTTTCTCCTCTGTCTACTTGCGAAGTATCAAAATCAATTGTGATGGTACGCCTAAAACCCTTCTTTGCCATTTTAATCCCCTCCCGCCAAAGATTGCGCCATTCTGCTTATGCTACCCATGGTTTTTACTTCTTGCACCTGTACCGTGCCGCCCTGTGCCGTTGGTTCGTCTTCTCCAGATTTAAAATATTCATCAATTAAAAATAAAATCTTCCGCAATGTACTTTTATAAAAAACTGTTTCCGACTGCTTCATTTCAATAACAAAGATGTAGTAAAGGTTGTCCCATTTTATACTGGTCTGCTTTCCCGCATTTTGTTTACTGCCGGAATTAAATTTTTTTTTAGTTCTTCTTCATCAATTTCGCCAAAGCTTTCCCCAAAAAGATTCATTATTTCTGTCATAAGCAACACGCCGCCGCCAACAATTATTGCCCGCGCTTCATCCAGCGTGACGGAAGTGTCAAAAGTTTTCATCCCGCTATACAAAATTTTCGCGGCAAGCTCATAAGGACGCGCTATTTCTTCGTTTACCAGTTCCGCCAAATCTCCAAATTCTTCCTGTAGGCATATCATGGCTTCCACATTAAACGCCGCTTGACGGGTACTGCCGTCCGGAAATTCCATAATTAGCGGTTCAATTGGTGTTACTGCAAATTTTTTAGGCATGGAAATCCTCCAATTTTTTAGCGCAAAAGTAGTAAAAAAAGAGAAAAAATACTTGACATGGCACAATACAATGTGCTATAATAAATTCAGAAAGGAGGTGAGAACAGTGGACGACATAAGTGAGATTCTTGGCATAATAAAGGACTTGCTACAAATTGCCGTGTTAGTCCTTACAGCCTGCAAACTGTTAAAGAAGGACAAACGCGAGCAACCAGATAACAAGTCCAATCGCAAAAGCAAAAGGGGGCGATAAGCCCCCTCCCCATCGGGGGAACTCATTATAACGTCTGCTGTAAAAAATGAAAAGAAAAACAATCGCTATAATTTTGATTGGGCTGGTTATCTTAAACATCTTGGATGGCAGCTTCAACAATCCAAGTTTGCTGGATTGGGCTAAAGTGCCACTGTTTATCCTGTGCTTTGTGTTGCTTTTCAGGAAGGATGAGGACAATGCGGCTTAAAGAAATCCGCGCCGGCAAGGGCTTGTCTGTCCCAAAATTGGTTGACCTTTCAGGTGTACCACGGCGTACAATTCAAGAAATAGAAAAACGAGGGGATTGCATGGTATCAACTGCAATCAAGCTGGCAAACTCATTGGGCGTTACCCTTGACGAATTATGCAATGCGCAAGATGATTAACTATCTTCCGTGATGCCTGTAGGAAGAGCGTTGTCTTCCGCCGGAACTATGCTACCCTCCGGCGGAACGGCAGGCACTGTTTTTAAAAATTCCGCAACATCAGATTCGTTAAAGTCGGATTCTGTGTCCGTGGTATCTGCGATATATTCATAGTCACCGTTATATTCCAGCGGAAATGATGCCACGGTTAGTGAATCGGTGCTGTAATTAACTGTGTCTGTAGTTTGCTGGATGTTTTTGTTTGATGGTGAAGCAAGGCATTTTGGCAACCATGTCACTTCTACCCCGCCGATTAAATCAACAACCCAACCCATTGCAAACTCTTTGGGTTGCGCATTTACATTACTGCGACGTATCCCGTTTATATATTTTTGCCCCTTCATCTTAGAAAGTACCTGCGGCGGTATCATGTTATGGTCGAAGGTAACATCATAGCCGCTTACCCTGTTTTCTTGATGCCGCGCCCGTCCATCGCCGTGCAGTGCTGCCGATGCAACCCGTGGCGCAAGCTGTATTTGCATTGTACCCGGGATTAGTATTGAGTCTTCATAAGTTGCACCTTCTGACCCGTCTGTCACCAAAAATGCTATACGAACATCCCGCACGTTTATCCTTGCTACCACTTTTTTCTTTTCATTCATGCTAATTCCCCTTTTCGTATTCAATGTAAAATACCAGCGATTCGCTGTAGATACCTGCGTGGTGTTCAAAATCGTAATCCCCCGGGCGGGACTTGAAACCATGCGCACGCATACGGTTTTCTATTTCCGCCGGAATGCCTTTTGTGTTGGCATCTTTTGTCCATAACGTCACTTGGCAATAAACCTCTTCGCGTATAGGTATTCCATCACCATACAGTGAAGGTCTGCGATTATAAAAGTGATATGACACGCCGGGTATGCTTTGGGGGCGGGTTATGTGTGTCACAGGAAGCGTTATGCCTTCAATTGTTATATCTCCAAGTGCTTTGAAAACCACATCTACTAAGTCCATCGGCATCATCCAAATTCTTCTTTGAGCGCAATATCAAGGATGGAGTCAAATTTGCTTTCCGCCTCGCTCATCGCTTTTGTCATGAAGTTAGTAGCCCGCCTGTTTTTGTAACCGCCGCCATCTACTAAGTGCCAAAGCGTACCCGTTGTCCGTGTACCACTAACACGCACTTGCTTGTGTCCGTAGCTTTTATCCTCCACAAGGCGACTGCTAACATCGTCAACAAGTCGAGTGCGCCCATCATGCCGTCGCGGGTTGGATGTATCTTGCGGCATATGACGCATTATTGCTTTTTTTGTTTCGCGTCCTGCCTTACGCAAGAATTTATCCCGCGCCTTTTCGGTATCAGCGGTTATATTGCTAAGGAACTTTTCAATTTTATCGCTATCATGATACCTAATTCCAGCCTTCATCCGCGCACACCGCCCCCGTTAAAAGCATTGTCCACTGCTTCATATTGTCTAAATCTTGCACCGCAAGCACTTTGTACAACTTGTCGCCAAACTCTACAGCCATATCAGTGGAAAGGTCTTTTCTGTGGCGTATGATAAATTGCTTTTTTTCCAAGATGTTAAGGGTTTCCATCGCGTTCCATCGCGCTGCTTGAATTTTATCCTCGCGCTTGGTCCACACATTACATAGAAATTCTACATTTTCGCGGGAAGGGTTAAATATTTGGTGCGCCCCCTGTGGCGAAATCACCTTGTAAAGCCCTATTCTTTCACGAAGTTTGCCAACAGTCATACTATGCCGCCTTTAATTGTAAAATAATGCTTTGCAGCGCGTGAGAAAACCCGTCCATTTTTTGCGCACCGTCTCTGTTTTCGTAGTGAACCGCAACATACAACATCACTGCTAAACGGTACAAGGGCGTGTTGCAAACAGCAACCCCGGCGTTTTTAAGGTATTCTTTTGCCGCGCACATTAACATTTTTAACTGTGCGTCATCGTGGTCATGGTCAACTCGCAGATATTCTTTGAGTTCGTCAAGGTTACTGCGTTTTTTCTTGTCGCAATTAGTTGCGGGAGTACTCGCATCATCTGGCATAGTTGGCAGCTCCTTGCTTCATGCTACGTTTTCTGCTTGGGAGGTTTTGGTTTTCGCTTGCTGGCACTGGGCGCGGGTGGTTCGTCCGGGGACGAATTGGAGGGCGTTAGTGGTACAGCTACGCCATGTTGTTCCATTTTCTTTGCCGCGTCTGGTGAAACCGCCTCCAAAATGTCCCCGATGTTTTTCGGAACGTCATTGTAAATAAAGCTCCGTATTACCCTATACGCCATCCGAACCACCGGAGCCGCCGTCTGTTATACCCACATTTGCAATGCGAAATGCCGAACTAAGCAAAATGCGCACATCATACCACGCTGTAACAACGAATAAATATTCGCCTGTTTCTACGTTTTTGTCGGTGTCGTATATCATAGGCCCGTCGTAGTTAAGACGCGCAAAATTAAAATTACCGACTATAGGATTAACCGCCGCGTCGCAAAATTCCACCGGCTTGCCAAGAACCTGCTCCGGCGGAGTGTTGAAAAATGTACGGTTTCCATTTGACAGGGCTTCTATAATTTCTAAATAATCCGCAAAACGCATAGCAATTTTCGCGCTTTCCCTGTAATCCTCGTGCAGGTCTGCAAGGGCATTTTTAATTGCTTTGAACAAATCAGTCCCGCCAATCCGCTTTATGCCATTGGATGTATCATAAAATGACATATGTTCTTCCCCTGTATTTGGGGTTTCCGCAAGAATAACCCTTTTTTCTTTTGCCGCTAACCCGCTGTTAAGTGCATTTTGAACATATGATGCCAGTGACAAATCACTGCCATGCATTACCGTGTCGGATATCCGCGCCTTAATTTTTGTTTTGAATCGCCCAAATGATACCTTGTCGCCTTTTAGTTTAAGCTCTTTTGCGGTATCAGCATCATTGACAAAACCGTCATCATCAATGGTGTAGGCAATTTTAGGCAATTCAAGTCCGGGAATGTCTGATACCCCAATCACTTTTCTAAGCGGGTTTGTGGTAAACGGCTCGTGAACAAGTGTGTTTTGAATATTTACAGGCATAAGCTTTTCGCCGCCGCTTGCGTGCGGTGTAGGTATCGCTCCAAGTAAATTACGCGCTTCCTCGGAAATTTTACCAATGCCCGCGCTTGCGCGTATAAATTCCGCCATTGCCGCTTGCATACGATGCTCTTCTCCGCCGGTGATAGAAATTGGGTTTTCTTCTTTTAATCGCTGGCGCGTCTCGGCTTCTTCGCGTTCAATTTCTGTGCGAAGAAGGTTGTACCGTTCCTCAATTTCGCCTTGATACTTCTGCCGCTCGCGGACAGTTTCAATGCTCGCACCGGAATCTGCGGCAAGAGAACGCACTTCTTCCGTACACGTTCTAAGTTCGACTCCGATTACTGCCAGCTGTTCTTTCATTTTGTAAAGTGACATTTCATTTCCTCCGTTATCCATTTATTTTTTTAAGAAGCGCGTCGGCATTCGATAAAATTTTGGAACGCTCCTCCGCCTCATTGCTTCCATCAGCTTGCGGTACATTTTCCGTACTCGCAGATTTGCGAGATTCAATGTTTACGCTGGTTTGTTCGTATGCGGCTATAGGCGTAAGCGACATCTCATGGAGTTCTATCGCTTTAATTGTCCTAAAGTAGCTACCGTCTTTTTCTTCCCATTGTTGGTCTGTTACATTGAAACCTATCGAACAGCCATCAATTGTGCCGCTTCGCACAAGGTCAACTATCCGGCGTTCAAGTTCAAAATTTTTGGGTGTATATTCAAAATACAAACCATCGCTTTTTAACTGAAGGGTAAGCACGTCAACGGTAGAACCCAATAAATTATCCCAGCTGTGGTTGTATAGGATAATAATTTTATGCCCGTCTCCTAACGTATCTCTCATGCAGTCCGCAGAAAACCGTTCAAAAAAAGATTCGCCCCATCTATCTGCTAGTTTGGTGTATTCATCAAAAACCACTGCCCTGCCGGTGATAATTTCTGTGTTTTTTCCGTTCACAGCCCGCGTTTCAATAGAATTTGCATCAATTTTTAGCGTGAATGTTCGTTTTTCGCAGTTTTCAATGGCGGCATTTTTACCGTGTTCCATTTTTTTTGTCCCCTTCCGTAGTCTCGTTTAGTGGGCGTAAATCGCGACTTATATGCAATACGTCGCCGCCGGGTTCCGGCGGTAGGTCTTCAAGCGTTCTAACATCGTTTGGCGTGAAAAATCCGGAGCGTATTCCTTTAGTGTAAAATTCGGCTCTTGTTTTTGTGTCGGCGCGAAGTAATCCCGAAATGTTGAACTTAAAGACGTAGCCCGCTTTATGTTCTTCCCTTGATAGTAATTTGCGGTTTAATTCAAGTTCCCATTGCCGAGCTGTTGGCAAAATATAATCTTGAACAAATCCTATTGATTGTTCTTCGTTACTGGCGCGACTTTCTGCGCCGAATTTGTAGGGCGGCAACCCGAACACCAACGCGATGCGCGACGCGGTTACTTTTTCTGCTTCAAAAAGCTTTGTGTCAATAAACTCCGATTTTAACGGCTTTAGTTCCTGCCCGCTTTCTGTTATTATTACGCCACCATTTTTTGAATAAAACTCCTCAAACTGTTCTTTATATTCCTTTCGCTTTTCCGCTGACAAATTTGCGGACAATTTAAGCTCAAATGATGCCTTAATCGCATTGTCCATTTGTTCAATATTTATCCGACGAATATCGCCATCAAACGCAATTGACTCCCGCAGTACATCAATTGGGCTTATGCCTTTTACGCTTGTACTGATATGCTTGACATGGATAATTTCATAATTGTGGACGTAATAAACTCCCGTTGGTGCGTCAATCCTGTAGTACAACTCGGATGTTTTTTTATCTAAAACAGGTTCTACGCGAGTCGGGTCAAGAATGTTTAGAGATTCAATTTCCATATTCCGCCCGTATTTTTTTAGGGCATAGGCATTCCCGTGTGCGTTGCGCAAAACCTCCATAGTCTGTACGAATGTAAACGCAGTCATGCTATTGTTGGGAGATACGGACACAAGATAATCTAGTGGGTGTGATGATTGATGCTCTAAATTTTTGTAAAGTTTCAACGGTAGGCTGGACATTGCGTTTGCAAGTTTTGTGATTGCCGCGAAAATCATTTCGTTATTGCTTATGATATGTTCGCTTTTTCTTGCAAAAATATTGTGCGGCGAAAACCAGCTTTTAAAATTGCCAAATACAGCGGTTTGGGCGTTGCGGCTTCTACGGTCGCGCCAGATGTTTTTTATGCGTGTGAGAATATTCAACATATCACCTCTCGCGGATGGCTGTAATTACGGCTAAAAATGCCACACTTCCAGCTTAAAGTTTTCTGTATTTGGAAACATGATTGCCCGCGTAAATGCATTCATTACCGCCGCCAATAAATCAATCCGTTGGGAATCACTCTTGTATTTTTTTGAAAGTTTGATATTTTCGTTGCTGTCCACTACCTCTACGGCATTCGATAAACACCAAGTTAAAAGCGGGTTGCCATCGTGAACAATTTGCCCCTGCATTACCATTTCGCGAAACCGTTTTGTTGGCAATGACAGAGTTTGTACGCCCTGCCGAATTTCTACAATGGATGTATCGCCGTATTCCTCCCGCAATTCTTGTGATAGATGTACGGCATTGTATGAGTCATAGCAAAACTCGCGCATTTGCAAGCCGATGTTGTGCAACGTATTTTGCATATGAGACTTTACAAACTTATAGTCCGTTACTGCGCCCGGCGTAATGGTACACCATTTATCTTTTTCCCAGTGACGGTATGGTACACGGTCGGTATGTTCGTGCCGTGTTGCCCCTTCCGCAGGGATAAAACCGTGGGCGGATACTGCAACCCTGCCATCCGGAAGGTTTACCACAAATCCTGTTGCCGTTAGGTCTATAGATTTTGATAAATCCGCGCCAATAAAAACCTCTTTACCCGCAATCAGCTTGCGAAATTCATCACGGGGAACGGCAAGCCCCTTCCATTTGTCCATCAGTTCTGCGGTGAAATATTTTTCTTCGCTGTCTGCTTGCCAACGGTTTACGCGCTTCGTCATCCATTCGCGGATTTTTGACGGGTCGCCGCTTCCGAATGCTAAATCATGTTCGGATTTAATTTCGCGGTACAAATTTTGCGCGTATACACTTTCTCCTCTTAAAATTGGGTTTGGTTTCAGCCAATTGCTTTCATCGTGGGGGTCGTCTTCTTCGTCCAGCTCGCGTATCATTACGAAATATGTTTCGTCGGATATTATTCCTTCAAGTATCTTTATTGCTGTATCTCGCTCTTTTTTTGCGGGGCTGTTCTCTGAATCCTTCCCGGCGGTGGTGATTATCCGCATAAATGATTGGCTTCGTTTACCAAATCCGCCTTTTAGCGTATCGCGTATCTCGGAGGTTGGATGTTCGTGATATTCGTCTACGATTACGCCACACGGTGCGCCGCCATCCTTGTTCTTGGTGTCCTTAGACAGTGCGCGAATATGACCGCCGCGCTTTTTATGTTCAATAGAGTGCTTTTTTATCGTCAACATTCTTGCAATATCGGGTGAAGCTTGCGCCATAGCTCGCGCATCACCCCACACGCGCTTAGCTTGTTCCCGGTCAACGGCCGCACATTCAATCTCCGGCAAACTTTCAAATTCCGCTTTTTCGGGCTTGCCGGGGGGATAAATTGCGTCTGCACACATAAAATACAGGCATTCCCCTGATTTTTCGGTGGATTTTACATTTCCCCGCGCCCTTTCCTCGAAGGATACGTTAAATCTCCGCGCACCCGTGTCCATGTGAACCCATCCGAACGAACAGCCGATATCAAACATTTGCCAGTCCAGCAATTCTATCGACTTGCCTTGGAACGGCCCCCGCACATGATGGCATCTTTTGAACCAATTGAAGATGCCGTTTGCGCGTGTTTCGTCAAAAACATAGGGAAAATCGGATGTTTTTTGCCGTTTCAGGTCGTTAATGTGGCGCAAACAGGCTAGATATTCGTACTTGCAAACTTTTTTTCGCAAACTTCCGCGAACAACGGATTGGGCATATTTTGTGGTTTCGTGGGTACTCATGAGAACAAACCGGAAAGCGGGTCTTCTTCAACCGGGTCTTGCTTTGGAACAGACCGCAGTGCTGCCGCGATTGTCATAAGGTTCTCTTTTTCAATTTTCAACATCATATCCCGTTTATTTTGAATTTGCCTGTCTAAACTGATTGTTCTTGAATAAAGCGCGTTGCGTTGTTTATAAAAATCTGCTAAGGAAATATCCCCGCTGTCTATTAATTCTCCCATGGTTTGATTCATCTCATCTATTGACTTAAAGACATTATCCCGTTCAACTTCAAAATTAAGGCATTCGGCATAGAGCTGACAGTAGCGATTTAGAACATTCTCATAAATGGCATCGTCCTTATCAATTGCCGCTAATAATTTTTGCAAGCGTGTAAACTCTCGGTTTGCAATAATATTATTACGGACGGCATCTTTTTTCTTGATTTTTACCCCTGTTAGTGTGGCTTTTTCGCCGCGCTCGCGGGCCGCCAGCTCGGCCTTGGTACGGTGCGACTTCCCTTCGATTTTCAATATTGCCACGCTCTTTGGCGGTTTAGGCATACCATCACCCAACTTAAAAAAATCTCTGATTTGGGAATTTTTCTCACGCGATACTCGGGCATCGGTCTAAAATTTTTACATATTATTTCTGCGTATAGGGGGGGATGTTGCCTGTAGCGCGTCTCGGTGTCAATGCTCTTGGTTGTGGCACCGTGCGCACAGGCTTACGAGGTTGTCCGCATTGAGCGCAAGGTCTCGGCGGTGCCGTAGGTGTTGCTTGTGGTGTACTGTTGTTGCGGGTGTTAATCGTCCGGCTTGCAAACAGTGTTGACACAGGTGGTTATCACGCACAAGTACAGCCTTGCGAAGTTTTATCCACTCCGGACTGTTATAAAACGATTTACTGCTTTTATCACGGCGAAACCGGTCATACTCATACTGCGATTCTTTGTTTGGATTTTTGGTGCTGTGTTTTTCGCAACGCCGCGATTTTGTGAGTGCAGAACACCCGGGATATGTGCAGGTTTTGTACGCTTTGTCCGGCATCATAATCATCCTTTTTGTGTGTGCCACAATGATATCAGATAATAGCCGAACAAAACGAACAGGTTTTATTTACTGTTTTGTTTTAACCAGCGGGTAACGCACATTCGTGCGGCATCTGCGGTCATATTTTTATATATCGTCTTGGCAACATCATGCCATGACGCTCCATTTATGTATCGTAGCGTTAGAATTACACGGATTCTTGAATCGGGGACGCCTAATATGAATTTTTCTGTGGCAACAATCAATGCGTTTAATTCATTTACGCGGGCGTCAATCACACCATCATCTTCGCAATTTTCCGGCGCGTGATTGCGAAGTATCGCGATTTCCCTTTTTAAGTGAATTATTTGCTTCAACTCTTTTTGCGTCATGAAACCAGCCCTCCCGCGCAATCGTACATTTGACATTGTCCCGCTTATCGAATAATATACTTCATGTACGCGCAGAAACGTTATCAATTGCCGCTTGCCTTTGGTGGGCGGTTTTTGTTTTTATTGACGCGGTGTGGTTATCCGTTTACAATATGGATATAATAATTACAAGGTGAACGACTTTTGAAGGAGCTGTTCACTTTGGATATGTATGCAAGCTGGGACGGTTTTCCCGCTGACCCTGAATAGTTAAAGCTTTACACCATCAGGAATGTAGCCGTTGACCTCGTCCAAAAGGGCGGCTACTTTTTCCTTTTATACGTCAACCACGCCAATGCTACCAGCGCAATGTTTAGAAGCAAATAAACCGCTTCAAACAATGACATATGCATCACCTCCCTTCTATTTGGTGCTGTAAGGTAGAAAGGAAGGATTCAGCGGGAAAAACCGCCACACAGCTTGCTTTTTTATTTTACATATCGTTGCGCGGGAAATCAACCGTATTACCATATATTTTGCGTACTGATTTTCCGAAATCAGAAACAGACCCGCTGAAATATTTATCTAAACCTTCCGCTTTTGCAATCGCCCACAGCAACCAAAGGCGTTCGCCATCGTCAAGTTTGTCCAGTATTTTGTTATGGTAGGTGGTGGAAGTATAGCATATGGTGGATTGGTTTCCGTGGCAACGGGCGCAGGTCTTAAAGATTGGGTCTTTGCAGTGGCTCATGCCGCGCCCGCTTTCGGTTCGGTTTCGCTTGTGGGTTTCGCGAACAGCGGATGTGTTCCGGCCAGTAGTTGGCATTCACCTTCGGACGGGATGAAGCCCAGACTTTCCAAGAAATCGTAGGCGGTTTCAAGTCGGCTGATATTATCGGATGCACCCGGTTCTATGCAACTGTAAACCGTGCGTAACTTTAGCGCATTGCGACTGCAACCGGGTTCGTCAATTAGGCGGGCTAATGCATCTTGTGCCGTTTCGCCGTCTTTCACAAACGCGCCCCTGATATCAAACAGATTGCGAATTACATAATCTTTTGGCGCGGATGAAGAAAAGTGAGTTGGCAAAAGCAACAGGCTCAATTCCATGCGCTCTATTATTTCCATTTGCGCGGGCGTTGGCTTTAGGCTTTTTACATTGGAAATGCGGATTTCGTAGGCTTCTTGAAATGCCTTTTCCAGCTTGAATGCGCGTTCTTCGCGGGCTTTTTGTTCAAGGCGGGCGGCGATGTCGTACTCGTTATCTTTTTTCACTTCGGCCGCCATCGCGCCGCCGGAGACGTAAACGTGAATTGCGCCGTCGGAGTCTTCGAGGTGATAGATTTCCGCGCCGATTTCCTTTGCCGCTTTTGCTGTTTCGTTAACCGTTTGCAGGTCTTGGGAGTCGAAACGGTATAGTTTTTCGGCGGGCGTTAGGTTTTCAATTTCGTCCGGGTTTTCGATTTTTTGCGAAATCTTTTCCACCGCAGATAAAATTTGCTTTTTTGACGACAGCGTAACTTGCTTGTTTTTCGCAACGGTGTGGGCGCGGTCGAAGTCTGCCGTGCCAAGTTTGTCCGTGAGTTCGGCGCGTAGATTGGGGTCTTCGATGTCGCAAAGTTTTTCGTAATCGTCAAGACTGATTGGTTGACCTGCCATTTGCTCCACGGCGGCAACCGTGTCTGCCCCTAACACCTTAACAATTTTTATCCGCCGCGAAACCGAACGCTTCGAGATTCCCGTTTTTTCTGCAATGCCGCTTACGTCCTCGCCTAAATCAAGCATTAGTTGCATTCCGGCGGCTTCTTCCGCCATGGTTAAAGTTTTGCGCTGGTAGTTTTCCTCCAGCATCATGCCAACTTGTTCCGTCATGGTTAAATTATCGTAAATGGCACAAGGCAATTCTTTCAGCCCCGCAATTTTAGACGCGGCGTG